ATGTGTTGACTGGCGGCGGCCTTGAAACGAGCCTTGTTCTGGACCTAACCACAAACCAATGGCACGAGAGAGCTTTTACAAATGAGTTTGGTCAATTTGAGCAACACTTATCAAATTCACATATCTTCGTTTTTAATAAACACCTTGTTGGATCAAGAGTAACAGGCAAGATATACAACATGGATATGGATATATATTCAGACGATGGTGATTACATAAGTAGGGACAGAACCTATACTTTTTTAAGTGACGAAGACAAAAGAATAAGATACAATAAACTCGAAATTGGTGTGGAATCAGGTGTTGGCATCCTTAGCGGCCAAGGATCTGATCCGCAGATTTCCTTGCAGCTTTCCAAAGATGGCGCTCGTACATGGTCGAACTCTTACACTGGCTCCATTGGTAAGATGGGGGAATTCAGACGCAAAGTGTCTTTCAGGCGGTTAGGAATTGCCGAAAGCATGTGTTTTAGGATTCGTATAACTGACCCCATAAAGGTCGCCATTGTAGGAAGCTATTTAAGTTAATGACCGATCCAGCACCAATTCAGGAACAAGTAATTGACGAAAAGGGATTCCCGACCCTCCCTTGGGTTTTATTCTTCACTGGTATTTTTAACGGCGATGCTGGCACGTCATGGTCTCCCACATTCACAAGTTTGACTACGGTAGGAACACCCACTTTTGACGCTAAATACTACCGCCTATCTCAATCCATCGTTTATTTTAGAATCACTATCACCCCATCGACAGACACAACTTCTGTTGCCGGAACAACCTATATTGACAACTTCCCATTGACATTTAGAGCGGACGGAATTTGCTTTGCTGTATCTGGCGGCCTTGGTTCGGCATCTGGGCAGGTTGTCGCGTCAAATAATAGAATATACGTTCCCGCATGGACTGCGGTAACGGTTCCTTTAACTATTGTTGGATTGGCGGAGGCAACATGATTACTTTAGCTCTCGCACAAGAAAAAGATATCGAAGCAATTATTGAGCTTCTAAAGCCATATATGCTTGAAAGCGTTTATCAGAACATGACGTACTCACACGAAGGAACTCAAGGAATCGTCAAAGAGTGGCTTAAAGGCGGATTCTCATTCCTTGCTATGGACGGTGAAAAAATTATTGGTTTTGCACAAATGACTCTCATGAAAACATTTTATGAAGAGGCTGAGGCAGATGTGGAAATGTTTTACGTCATGCCAGAGTATAGAGGAATGGGCGTATCCCGTTTGCTTGTAGATAATATCGTAAAGAACGCTGAAGCTAATAAATGCGCGATTATTTACACTGGATGCCTTTCTGGAATCGACGAAAAAAACAACGCACTTTATACAAATCTTTGGTCTAAATTTGGATTCAAAGAGCTTGGAACAGTGATGATAAAAAATTAAGGAGACCAACAATGTCTAGCATCTTTAAGTCAATATTAAAAATCGCACCTATCGCTTTACCATTCATTTTTCCGGGCATTGGATCGGCATTAGGCGCTGCATTGGGAGCGAGTGGAGCTGGGGCTTCTGCGCTAGGAAGTGGATTGCTTGGAGCTGGAGCTGGCGCTTTAAGTGGTGGCGGTCTAAAGAGTGCATTGCTAGGGGGTGCAACTGGCGGCCTTGGTGGTTACTTATCAGGCGGTGGATTCGGATTACCCACTGGATCAACACTTGATAGTGTTAGCGGTATCGCTGGCGCACAAGGACCAACACTAGGGAGTGGCTTAGTTGGAAGCGTCACGCAAAGCGCTCCCGGACTAAGTGGCTTAGTTGGATCTGGAGCATCGGGATTAACCGGAGCTTCTGGTGGCGGCAGCCTGTCTACTCTATTTAGCGGTATTAATGAATTAAATACCCAAGACGATATTGAACAGCAACTTGCAGAACAACAGCAACGCGCTGAGGGCATTATGAACCCATTCTTAAGTACCGGGGCTAAAGCCAATCAGCAATTATCTGACAGATTAACCGCTGGTTTTGATCCATCATCTATTGAGAGCGATCCATCTTATCAGTTCAGAAAAAAAGAGGGCCAAAACGCCCTTAATACAAGTCTTGCAGCCCAAGGAATGAGCAAGTCCGGCGCGGCACTAAGAGCTGCCCAAGATTTAGGCCAAGAGCAAGCGAGTCAGGAATATGACAGCGCTTATAATCGCTGGCTTCAACAGAACCAGCAGCTCGGTGGATCAAGCGGTCAAGGATTTAACGCCGCTGGTGGGTTAGCTGATATCTACGGGAACCAAGGAAATATTGGTGCAAATGCGAGTGCTGCAAAATCCAACGTGATTAGCTCAACACTGTCTGACTTATTGCGAGGTTCTGGTAATATTGTTGGATGGGACAGAAACGGCAAGCCTATCTACGGTAATGCGTAACAACGGAGGATTACAATGGCGGGTCCAGATTTAAGCGTTTTTGGAAGAGTGCAGTCAATCAAGGATTTTGATCGCGCTGAAGAGGAGTTTATGGCTCGCAAACGTGCGGCGGCTATGGAAGAGCAATTAAACCAAGCTAAAATCAAAGATTATGCGTCCGGCGGTAGTTTACCAGCGGCTATTCAGCTTGCTAATGAGATTGAGAAGGCAATGGCAGCAGGGGACACTAATCGTGCTAATCTTTTGTATCAATCAGCTAAATTGCTTGATAAAGGCGTGTTGCCATATAGTGCAGGTATGCAGCAATCCCCTCAGCAACAGCCCGGAAGTATGCCTGATTTAATAGATCAAGCTGTTAACGAGGTGGATCAGCCTCAAACTCCACAATTGAACAAACCAGCACAATCCCAGCCATACTCCCCGATGGTTATGCCCGGATACGGAAGTGCAGTTGGATCAATAGCCGCTACTAAAAAGGGCATGGAAACTCAAGCCCAAAAGAATGTTGATCTTCAAATGAATCCATTAATTACTGGAGCTGAAGCCGAAGCAAAGGCTCGCGTTGATGCCGCTACTGATATAAATAAAAAAGCTGTAAAAGCTGGAGCTATGTCAGGACTTGCTGACAGGGCGATTGGAATACTTGAGGGTGGAAAAGTCACGGGGAGTGGACTGGGCGCGTTAAGAGATGCAGGTCTTGGATTCTTTGGTAAAAGCACCGAGAAGATGGATAATAATTCTGTCCTTGAGCTTATAGCAGGTAACTTAACAAGCAATGTTCCGCGCATGGAAGGACCACAATCAGATTATGACGTTTTAAATTATCAGAAAATGGCGGCGGACGTTGGAAACCGTACTAAGCCAGCATCGGCTAGAATAGCTGCTGCAAAAGAAATCATCCGTCTTAATAGCAAGTATGCACATCTTAACGGTGGCGCACAAAATGCACCTGCTGAATTTGAAGGCCAAGACCCACTTGGCGGAACGATAAATGATTATGTAAATGTAGCTCCTCAAGCTCCTAAAAAGGGCGCTGTTTCTGGTGGTTATATGTTTATGGGCGGTGATCCGGCCAATCAAAAGAACTGGAAAAAGGTAAAGTAATGAAGCCTTGGGAGCAATATCAACAGCAAGAACCTAAACCGTGGGAGCAATTCCAATCGGATCAGCCGCCATCACAAGAAAAAGGCTTCTTTGGTCGCGTTGGTGAGGATATTTCTAATCGAACAAACAAAATGGCAGAAATCAGAAGCCTAACTAATGCTGGCGAACAAACTGGCCTTGAGTCGGTGATGCAGCAAGCAGGGCAGATCGCAGCTCTTGGCGGAGATGTGGCATTTGAGGGTATTAAATCTGGTATTAAAGGTTATCCGGCCCTTGAACAAAACCTATCTAATTTATCAAGCACTAAAGTTGGTAGAGCCTTAGGTGGTGCTGCGGCAAAAGTTGGCGAGAAATATGGTCAAGTTGCAGAAGCATATCCCCGCGCTGCTAGGAACGTCGAAGGAGTGGCAAATATAACACTAAATGCGTTTCCAATAGCTAAGGGTGCACAATACACAGGGGAAGTGGCTGGTGGAGTTAGAAAAGCAGCGGCTTCAAGAAACTTCATTTTAAAAAGCTCTGAAGCATTTGATGAGGCTCGCAAGGGGTATAAGTTTGCCGAAGATGCAGGTGTGTCATTAAAGCCAGCCTCACTTTTAGGAGCTGTTGAAAATGCAGCGTCTGAAATAAAGCCAAAAGGATCTCTTACGCTTGCAAAGCCGACTATTGCCACAGAATATATAGCTAATTTAAAAAATAAGATCGGGACTAAACCTCTCACATTCGATGATGTTGTTGGTGTTGATCAGGAGCTAACTGGTCTTATAAACGATAGATTTAATCTAGGAACTGGCGGCTATACAGCCGAAGGCAACGAATTAAAGAAATTGCGCCAAAGTATACGGGATATCATGACGGATGCAGCAGAAAATCCATCTAAGCACGTTGTCGGCGGGGATGCTCGCGGAGTTAATGCCTATCAGCAAGCCACAAAGATATGGTCAAAAGCCATAAAACTGAAGAGCGCTGAAAATGTTATTGAGCGCGGCGTGCGTGCACAGCAACCAGCAACATCAATCGCAACAGGATTCAAGAATTTTGCCCTTAACGACAAGAAAATGGCAGGACTATCAAAAGAAGCCAAGAAAGCGGCGTTTGAGGCATCTAAAAAGGCTTTTCTGGTGGATAAAGTGGCAACACTTGGAAGTCGTCTCTTGCCAATTGGCGGCGCAGTTGGTGGGGGCATACCCGGTTATTTAGTAGGGGAAGGCGTTTCGTCTGCTGCGCGTGGTGTAGCAACGGCTGCACAATTGAAAAAGGCCAAGAAATTACTTTCTGCCATCTCAAAAGACGGTCGTTTCGTAGAGCCGCCATTACCACCATCGTCTGCTGTAGCACCAGAAGCCATGAGACTATTGCCGTCACCAACAAGCGCAAGACCAATGTCACAGGCAGAAATAAATAGCGCAAGGAATAATTTATCAGTTGGTGATATCAATGTAAAAAGTGGAAGCATACCATATGATTTTGGTGACGTTCCATACAATTATATCTCTCCTGAACCACCTGCGGTAATGAAGTATCTTCCTGCCCCGGCAAAAGATATAGTGATAGGAAAAGAGGGGGCGAGATATTCAACAGCAGCAGAAGAAGCAGCTAATGCAGCGGCACGTCAACGTGCGGCGGAACTAGGGCTAACTCCAGACGTTATAATGGCTATTGAAAGCCGTGGAAAAACATTAAGCGAAGTTATGAAAATGTCACCATCTGAAGCTAAAAAATACTTAGGTAAAAGGAAATAACAATGGCTGTATTACTCACCCCCCCATATTTAGAATTTGCTGACAATGATGGAAATCCACTATCTGGTGGAAAGATTCACACTTACGCGGCAGGAACTGTTAGCACTCCCAAGGCTACCTATACGACCGCTGCAGGGGATATTGAGCACCAAAATCCCGTTCCACTTGATAGTGCTGGTCGCGTAGTAGTGTTCGGTGAAGGCTCTTATAAGTTTGTTATCACAGACTCGAATGACTCCATTATCCGTACAGTTGATAACGTCACAACTTTTACAACGCTGTCATCTACTTCTGATCCGTTCTTTCAGTCATTTTCCGGTAATGCCACACAAACGGTATTTACATTAACGGAAGATCTAGGCACTGAAGAAAAAGCCATCATGGTGTTTATAGATAATTCTGGACGTGATTATGTAACAAACGGACAATTCACATCTGATAGCGATTGGACAAAGGGGTCTGGATGGGCGATTGGATCTGGCGTTGCTACAGCGACAACAGCTACTAGCGCACTTAGCCAAACCGCGCCATTTACTGTTACTCAAGGAATTGCTTATGTAATTACTTACACAGCCACAAGATCGGCTGGTGATGTAACCCCATCTATTGGCGGAACAAGCGGAACAACAAGAAGTTTATCGGGAACTTACACCGAAATAATCATTGCAGGGGCTACTCAAATTGTCGCATTTACTGGAGCTGCATTCTCAGGGACAATTGATAGCATTACAATTAAGGTTGCGAATAGCGCCGGATTTCAGTTTCAAAACCCAAACTTGTATGTTTTAAGCGGTACATCCCTAACCTTCACAACGGCTCCTGCATCTGGAACAAATAACATTTTAGTTACAGCGCCATCTTTACTAGTGGGCGCGGCGAGTTCAGCGGCTGCGGCTGCGGCGGCATCTGAAGCTGGCGCACAAACTGCCCAAACAGCGGCAGAATTAGCTGAAACAAACGCTGAAACAGCAGAAACCAATGCTGAAACAGCGGCGACACAAGCGCAAAACTATGCGGCATCCTATAGTGGAACCTCCACAACAAGTTTAGCTATCGGCACTGGCGCTAAGGTATTTACGACTCAATCAGATAAATTGTGGGTTGAAGGGCAGTTTCTACAAATAGCATCCGATGCAAGCGCTGTTAACTACATGAATGGCACTGTCACAAGCTATTCCGGGACGACACTTACCATGAATATCGTTAAAGTTGGCGGATCAGGCACTTTAGCCGACTGGAATATATCTATTTCTGGCGCTGTGGGAGCAACTGGAGCAACTGGTGGCCCCGTATCAGATGGTAATTATGGGGATATAGTTGTAACAAGCTCAGGAACTGTATGGAGCCTAGACACGACAGCCGTAACTCCTGCAAGTTACACAGCGGCAAATATTACAGTCGACAGTAAAGGAAGATTGACCGCTGCATCAAATGGGACAGCTTCTAAAATTGCACAAGTTGTAAAGACGCAAACCGGAGCAGTGGCTACAGGGTCAACACAAATTCCGTGGGATGATACGATTCCTCAGAATACTGAGGGAGATGAATATATGTCTTTATCAATCACACCAACAAATGCTTCCAGTGCGCTTATTCTAGATATCAGTGTAAACGCCTCAAATAGCTCAACTAACCAACTTTCTATAGCGTTATTCCAAGACTCGACAGCCGGCGCTTTAGCTGCTGTAAGCAACTATATTGGATCTACTGCTGGGGACGGTCATATTCATTTTATACATACAATGACATCTGGAACAACAAGCTCTACTACTTTTAAAGTTAGGGTAGGGGCTAATGGATCTGGTACAACTACGTTTAATGGACATTCTGGTGCGAGAAAATTTGGTGGTGTTATGGCTTCGTCAATCGTTATTACAGAAGTATTACCATAACGATGTGTAAGATTTTGCTGGAAAACGGAGGGGGAATAAAAAAAGAAGACGGATTCTTTCTATTGTTAGAAAGGTGCGCTGATGCATTATTTTTTAACTATATTCCATATCGGCGGCGCAGAAGACGATGACGGATCAAAAGATATCAGAACTTGCCGATGGATCACCACTTCTTGATACAGATAACTTTGTAATTGAGCGATCTGCGGCAGACAACTACCGCATAGCTGGATCTGCAGTTGCTTCATATGTAAATACCACTATAGGCGGTTCATACGTCCTAAAAGCTGGCGATACGATGGTTGGAGCCTTAACAGCCCCTAACTTCATATCGAATGTGGCGACGGGAACACAACCCTATGCGGCTACTTCCACAACGGTCAACACTAATTTGAATGCTGATTTGCTTGATGGGCAACACGCATCGGCGTTTCAGGCGGCAGGAAACTATATCACTGCCTTAACGGGTGATGTAACAGCAACAGGCCCCGGCTCGGTTGCTGCGACTCTAGCAACGGTCAACGCTGACGTCGGATCATTTGGGTCTGCCACGCAAGTTTCTACATTTACGGTCAATGCCAAGGGGCTAATAACCGCAGCCTCAAACACTGCCATTCAAATTGCGGAATCACAAGTGACGAATCTGGTTACTGACTTAGCGGGCAAATTAACCACAACATTGGCCAGCACAAATATATTTGTCGGCAACGGTTCAAACGTAGCAACTGCGGTTGCCATGTCAGGCGATGCAACCCTCGCGAACACTGGGGCAATTACAATCGCTAATGATGCCGTAACTTTTGCGAAAATGCAGAACATCGCCACCAATAGTCTTCTTGGCCGCTTTAATGCCAGCACAGGCGATATCGAGGTTGTTGGCCTTGGCGCGGGCTTCTCATTCTCTGCTGGCAACCTCATTTACACCGAGACAGGAACGGGCACCGTCACAAGCGTTGCCTTGGCCGCACCCTCTATCTTTACCGTGTCAGGATCACCCGTCACAACATCAGGAACCCTGACGTTTGCTTTGGCAACACAGGCTGCGAACATTGTTTTTGCCGGGCCGACCGCTGGCGGCGCAGCGGCTCCAACATTCAGGTCATTGGTGAGTGCAGACATTCCTGATTTGAGCGCAACGTATCTGTCGCTTGCGGCAGGTGGAACCGTTGCAGGCGCGGTGACATTTGGCAGCACGGTGACGGGAACGTGGTCGGATACCGCAGTACTATTTTCCGCTGGCGGCGTAATCAGCACTGATGTCGGCAATATTTATTATGATTATTCTAATGGCATTCTTGGCCTCGGTGACACAAGCAATCTGGTTTACATTCGCTATAGTCAAAACACTGAGCTTGATACTGATGTCATTAAAATGATTCAGTTCGGCGCTGATCTTAATGCTAGTTTCGGCGGCAACCCATTCACAATCACATGGAAGCCCCCCTCTAAATTTATACCCGGAGGACAGCTTCAATTTGTTGACACCGCTGGCACTTATTTTTATAACATTCACGCTGGAAGCTATTACGGTACATGGGCAGGAACAGCTATTGCTTTAGGAAGTCAGGTATCTGGTGATTTGCCTCTTGCGAACATCGCCCAAATAGCAGGGCTGTCAGTTCTTGGGGTAACGGGATCGTCAACAGCGGACGTTGCTGCTATTACTGCGGGATCAGATCATCAGGTACTTAGACGGTCTGGGTCGGCGATTAACTTCGGGTCGATTAACCTTGCCTCCACAAATGCCGTGACTGGCACACTTCCCGTCGGCAATGGTGGTACAGGAGCCACAGCTTTTACGGCAGGTTCAGTTGTGTTCGCGGGTACGTCCGGCGTTTACACGCAAGATAACTCTAACTTTTTCTGGGATAACACGAACAACCGCCTTGGCATTGGAACGTCTTCGCCAGCCGCGCAACTTCACCTATCTCAACAAGCAAGGATAGCCCTTTTAGGACTGTTGGGAGACTTCCCCTCCGTAATTTTCAACGGATATTTTGACGGGTCGAACATCGTTTATGTAGCATCTGACTCTGCATTTCAGATGACACACAGCCGCTTGACTGATGATAAGCTGTATATTCAGTGGGCAGCGGATGGTACTGCTGGCAATACTATTTCTTGGTCAACTGGTTTTGCAATGGATAAGGCTGGATCGTCAATGTTTTCTGTAAACACAACCACTATTTCAGGCAACGCGCTGGTTCAGTTCATAACAACAACAACCTACGCAAAGGCTTGCATTGAGCTGGATCAGGATGATACCGACATGCCATTCATTTATTTTTCTGGTAATATCACCACAGGAACATCTACCTCCATATCCACTTCCGCACTTGGGACGTATTATGGTAAGGCGCAAGTAACTGTCGGCGGTGTTGGCAGAAAATGGATGGCTTTGTATAACGATTAAAAGGAGGAAACGATGACAATTGAAACGATAATCACTAAACCAGTAGAGCTAAACGGATGCTTTAGTATTAAGCTAAAATATCCTCCAGACGCTGATGGGGGAATCAAGGTAGAGAGCGTGGGCGTGTATGCCCTCGACTCAATAGCAGAGCGCATCGCATTTTTCCAGAGCCAGTTGGATTTATGGAATGGCATAAAAATCGCCTGCGAGGAATTTGATGAAGGTGCATGAGGACTGGTTCACGCCTAAGTCGCTGGTGGATTCGCTTGGTCGATTCGACCTTGACCCATCTTCCGATGAGCCGCGCCCGTGGCCGACAGCTATAATCCATTTCACCAAAGCCGATGATGGCCTAGCAAAGGAGTGGTTCGGTCGTGTATGGATGAACCCGCCCCATGATAAAACAACCCCTTTGTGGGTCGAAAAATTCAAGGCGCACGGTAAAGGAATATCACTTTTATTTTACCAGCCGCCTATGCCGCAAGGTGCAATTGTGTACGTCCTTAAAGACAGGCTTGCGTTTCACAGGGAGAACGGCAAGCAGTGGCACAAAGAGCAGTGCCAGTGCTGCCTGATAACTTTTGACGAGGCAGAGCGCGAAGAGATTGACCAATCGGGATTGGTGGGTTATTATGCGGAATAAAATAAGGAATTAATATGAAATTAGATATTAAATCACGCCTTTTGTTTGGGGCAGTTTTCCCTGAAAAAGATGGCCTTATCAACAAAACGCTAGCAACTGATATCATAAAGCGTACCGCGCTTACCCAAGAAGAATTTAAAGAATATGGGGTTGCCCCTAACGCTAATGGCCTTCAATGGAATCCAGAAAAAGATACTGGTGTCAAGTTCGTGTTTAGCGTAGCAGAGATTGCCTACATGAAATCATGCGTTGATCGCCTTGATAAAGAAAAAGCCATCACTTCTGATCTGCTACCAATCTGCAACCTTATCATGAAGGAATCGAGCGATGCCACGAAAGACTAAAGACCCTGATTTAATCAGGTTGGAAGCTGATTTTGTGCATTTATCAAAAGATGTCACTGGCCTAAAAGAGTCTGTCATTAGTCTCGCTGATAGTGTGAATGACCTGACAAATCAAGTAGCTTCTTCTTTAGTTGTTTTTTCCACCATATCTAAAATAGGGCGCGTTTTGGTGACTGTTATAGTCGTTGGATGCTCTTTGATTAGCGCCGCGATTGCCCTGAAATGAGCAACTTCGACTACGCCATCGAGAAGACTCTAAAGCATGAAGGCGGCTACGTTCACAATCCTAAAGATCCCGGCGGCCAAACTAATTTCGGGATTTCTGCCCGCGCTCACCCAAACCTAGACATTAAAAATCTCACCCGTGAGGAAGCTATTGCCATATATAAAAAATATTATTGGCGTCCGCTGTATGATGACATTGCTGGAAAAGTTATTGCTGCAAAAGTATTTGATATGGCTGTCCTTATGGGGCACAAGGCTGTTCACAGATGCTTGCAGGACTCAGTAAATCTATGTGGCCAGAATGTTGCTGTAGATGGCCTACTTGGATCACAAACAATTGATGCTGTTAATAACGTAGAAGTGAATGAACTTCTAAAAGAACTCAAAATTCAGTTACTGGAGCGTATCAGAAGAATCATCATTGCTAAACCTACGAGTAAGGTATTTGAAAAAGGCTGGAAATCGCGTATAATGAGTTAATGAAAAAGGAGAATACTATGAGTGCAATTCTTGATTATGCTTTAAAACGACTTCGTGAACCTTCTACATGGCGTGGCGCATTGGCTTTATTGACAGCTGTCGGTATTAAATTACAACCGGATCAAATGGAAGCCATTGTAACAGTTGGCATGGCCTTGATTGGCGCGGTTGGCGTGTTCGCTCCAGACCCAAAGAAAACCAGATAAATGGCCACTATTGTAAGTTTAGGCGTTGTGGGGATTGTCCTTGCGACAATCTTTGTTTGCGTTATGAGGTTAGGAAAGAAAAGCCATGAACTTGATATCGCGAGGGATCGTCTTGATACAATCAAAAAGGCCAAGGAAAATGAAGAAGCTATTAAGTCTATGCCTATTAGTGATGTTCGTAAGCGGTTGTCAAAATTCTCATGTGAATGAGTGTGACTGGGCTAAATCGATACGGATGACGCAGAAGGACATTGACTCTGTTTCCGATAACCTAGCTCGCGATCTCTACTATTATCAGATGCAATATCGAAAGTATTGCCAATAACATCGTATAGGTCCATCTTCATGCCAAGGTCGGATATCACATAGCCCCACGGAATAACCTTGAATTTTTTACCATCGTAGTAGCGTCTCTGTGTTTTCTTCTTGATAAGACCTAGCGCCCACAAATAAAGCATGGGACGCCAGTAAATTGTGTCAGATGTCATTCCGGCTGGAAGTATGGCTTTCCTGAAGTGAATACGGCGATTGACACTTTCATTGGTTTTTTCAGCCCTGAGATACATTAAAATTCTGGTAGCGGTTAAGCGGTATTCAGGGGCTTTAATTCCCATCGTAAACGATCTCAGCGCAACAGACCGTGGATCTTCCTTGAACCTGTTTTTCCAATTACCTCTCATCGTCCTAAATCCTTTAATTGTTGGATAGCCTCATTTACCTTATTCCATGGCACGTCTTCAGCTAACAGCTCTTTACGCAGGTTCTTATAGTCTCGATTAATATAATCACCCCATGACCTATAGATAGTGAATGGCTGTCGGTTGCCTTTTGATTCAAGGATAAACCCTAGCTTCACGCCATGTTGGTTAATAATAGGCGCTTGCGGCATTGGATGTTTCCTTCTGCTCATCTACCCCTCATGCCGCAATGGGCCATCATATGGGCATCCCTTAAGGCTTTGCCTACTGTGAAGATAATTGATGTAAGGGGTTTATATTCCCTGATACGAGCGATTTCCTCGTCCATAACATCATTCATATCTGGCCTGTTAAAGGCGTTCATATTAGCCATGCTATCGGTGTAGATATTTGTGACGTGGTTTACGGGGGCTACGATTAACGCCATAGCGAGGGACATCTTGGCGGCGGTCTTCAGGTGGCTTGTGAGAATATGGCCTTTATAAGATGCTGGTTTCTGGCTGTATACGACAACCCCCCATCCCCCGTGTCCGTTGTCATCATATGACGCGCCGATATTTATCCTGACAATTCTTAAAGATGAAACATTGATAATGTCAGCCATGATGATTCTCTTTGCTAATCGAGTGACATATACTTAGAAATTCATCTAATGGCATGTCGGATTTCATCCTATTGACTACATATAAGCATAACACACAATTATCAGGAGTGTAACCTTTACTGCTATCAATTCTGTCAATGCTGGCGGCATAAGGGTTTCTTTTAATATTCGGATGATACGGCAGCATTTCAATCTTGGTGTAAAAGCACCTGTAATCCTGCGCCCGCCACATTTGCCCGACTATCTTTGCTGATAAGCTGTAATCTCTACCTTTATCCTTGGCGCGTTTCTTGGCACCCATTGCTAGATATTTGCAATGGCCCCAGATTCGCTTAGTCATTGGATGCGGTTTATGATGGCGAAGGCGTGGATGAGGAGGAGGGGGGTCATATCTACACCTCCTGTTTTGGTGGGGATGCCCACGTTCTATAGTTCAATACATCCCATATTGTTCTTCTCTTAACCCCGTATTTTTCGGCTAAGTCCTTCTGTGGCTGATCATCCCCTATGGCGCGCATTTCCCGCACTTGATCCCATGTTAGCTTGCTTGTTGGACAATCTTCCCCGCGTAGTGGATTTGGTAATTTATTTCTTCCCTTTGATTCTCTATCCATCATATTATCGTAATGGGTGCCTATAAATAGGTGATCTGGATTTATACAAGATCGGTTATCACAATGATGACAGACATACATTCCATCTGGAATTTCCCCCTTGTGGATCTCATAAGAAAGCCTGTGCGCCCCTATATTTTTTCGACTGCCGTCAATTCTTGATCCTACCCATAGCCTCCCGTACCCTGATCTTTTTCCACCAGTCCAATTTATACACCCCGTTTTTTCATCTAAGGATGATTTCCTAGATAGTCTTTCCTCAATAGTTTGTCCTCGTATTTTCATCTGGATGACAACTATGCCCCACCAGTATCTTTTTTACAAGGGCAATCACACTTCTTGTTCGCCTCATAGGCTTCTATGGCGGCTTGGGCAACACGTTTAAATGAGTCTTTGTTATTCTCAAAATTATGGTTGTGCTCAAACTCTTGAAGCCAAGAATCACAAATAACTTTCGCGACTTCCTTCACAAGTGATTCGTCAGTCATTAATAACATCCTCTCCGGTTTCTAGATCAATAATTTGTTTATCATCATGATTTCCCTTAACGGCCTCCCTTGCTTCGTCCAATGAATCGAATGAACCAGAAAAATCTCTCCATCCTCCACATGGATAGTAATCGCTACATGTAAAGCACACATATCTTTTTATCTTTTCACTCATTCTTCACCATCCAGTTCTGCTTTGGCTTTTTCACAATGGTTACAAGTGATGGGATCGCCAACATTTTCCACAAAAACTTTCTCAGGACTAAGCCAGTTGCATGATGGGCATCTGCTTTCATAACCTGTTTTGGCAAATTCAAAACATTATCATGTGCCGTTTCGTCTGATAGATGGTTCATTTTATGACCTTCATTATTTTTCGTTTAACTTCCATAAATTCGTCAATTGTTATCCGCTGCCCCTTAAAAAACATAACACCAGAAGCCATTGTTTTTTTCAATCCGTACCTTGATCCCCTTGGCATGGTATCATTGATGACGTCATTGAATACGTCGATGGCTTTGGAAGCATTGTCTGGCGCTTCTAAGCTGGCGATATGCTTGGCTATGTCAATTCTGGTTTTCATCGTTTACCCCCTGTTTTGGGTAGGATAGGTATTCAAAAGTAACATTAAAGCATCCATAGCCATTATCTAGTCGAAATGTTCTTCTGCTTTCATCAATAGCTGCATCTCTGCAAGCTGTTTCCATCTGCGAAATAAAATCCTTGTATCGTTTTATTGTATCCTCGTAACGAATATCGAAATAATTCTCATAGGATTTTATAACTGCTTGGGCTATAATCAAATATTCTTCCTTCTCAATTCTGAAATTATGATTGCGCTCAAACATATTGTATGAATGTTCACAAATTGTCTCAGCAGCGTTCGTCATAAATGATTCGTCAGCCATTAGCATCCTCCTAAAAGTGTGTAAGTAAAATACGCCAAGCACAGCGCTTGTATAACCCATGTTATTATCAATAAACGGAAGTCAGTCATTTCTACCTCTAAATTTACTCTTACTCATCTTTACTCTCCTTCTTTGGTTGGGTTAAGGGCTTCCTTCATCATTTTAGCCATCCTTTCTTGCTTGGCATTCATTAACATTGATGTGGGGTGCAGATTTAGTTCTTTTGCGGCATGAGATTGCCACGCATCGTTACATTTTTTCTCTAAATCATCGTCAATAAATGTCCTAGCTATAAGGCGATTTTCTGTTTCGTTTCTTCGCAGATATTTTGCATCCTCTTCATTGTCTGGAAACTCAGATCTATAGGCATCGGCATTTTGGTGATACCCGACGCATAGTTGCAATCTCTCATTCTCCGCTTGCAGGGATTTAAGGCGGTTGGCAGCTTCTCGACATAGATCTTCCTCTGTTTTCCTGTCGGCGAACATACCACTGGCAATACCTGAAAGATCTTTAATTATATCTTCAATCGACCTTTGCATTTTGCCCCCCTGTCTAAAGAGTCTTGATAAAAAATAACATTTATTATTCTACGTAAAAGTTCATTGGATATGTTGCGCTCTATATTTATACCAGCAGCAGATATTTTCAGGCTAATCAACTCATCTGTTGTGGGGGATTGGGTCACGGGAGTTCCTTAAATTTATTAGCATCTATGAACGGCATTATTGCTTTTGCTTGTGCTAAGCATAAATCCATTCTGGAAGACTTGACATCATCAACGTACTGGTGTGCTTTTGGCGGTAGTTTTGGTGGCGTTCTCCCCATCCATCCAAAAGCCTCCATAAAGCAAGCATCATGTAGAATGATTGCGATTTCATACCTAAGCTGTCTTTGCTCTGCTTCAGTCATGGGAGTTCCTTCAGTTGTTTGAGTAGTGCGTATGTTGACTTATCTCCATCTTCCCAATTAATCTCGCCTCGACTATCTGACGGGTCGGATTTAGGCCAATTCTCCAGCATGGCTATGGCAACGGAGATAATCTGCTCATGTGCAACCTCTCTTTCCATATCCCATCCCAGAACCTTCGCCATCGCCTCAAGCATGTCATTTACTGTTTTATTGGTCATTTAATCACCTGTATTTTAACCTTAATAATTTTCTCTGTTTTTGTCATCGGAAAGAACCTCTTTACGTCAGAGCGCCTCCAGTAAAAGCACCGATGGATACCAGTTTCAGGATTCCACACCCCGTAGGCGGTTTCTGACTTAATCTTTTTCTTCATCTTTAGGCTCCATTTCTATGGCTTTGTTAGCGACTGTCCATGACCCCGCTACGACTTGGGTGATGCTGCTGATTTCTCCTGCATTACCGGACAAAAATCCAGTCAACGCAGCACAGAAGAACATATCACGGCGTGAAGATAAGTCGTTCATAACTCTTAAAGATTTAGCTCTCTCAACTCTTTCCCTTCCTTCTTTCATTAAGCGTTCGATTTCTACTTGTGTCATTTCTTTGGGCATATCTATACCTCCTGTTTTGGTGGGGATGGAAGTGGACACCAGTGTGTTGGGTTATTAAATGCGTCTCCGCTACATTCATCATAAATCCATTCTGTGCCATCCCATGATGCCACAGCAATATTTTCTTCTGTATAATGAACATCATCTACTCCCAAAAGAATATATGTCCCATCTTTTGGCGCACTTGAAATACCTCTCCACTGATTCGCCTCATAGGCTTCTATGGCGGCTTGGGCGAGAGGCGTTAGGTCGCCACCAGATACATTCATGGCGGCCTTGCCGATGGCGATTTTGACAGCCTTCACAAGTGATTCATCAGTCATCCTTATTCATCCTTTCAACAGTTTTTTTCATAAACTCAAAGTCACTTTCCGATTCGTAATATCTCCACGAAATTAAGGTATCAAACCACCATTTATTCCGCTTCATGATTGTAATAGTTTGGAAGCCAAATGGACTGTTTCCGAAAGATATGTAATGCTTATCACTCATTGGGTGTCCTTTGGGGGTTGCTGAAAGTGTTTACTGTCTCGAACAAAAGACCTTAGCTTCATGTTTTCTATCCACAGTGTTTTATTCTCCTTAACCAGTGCGTTAATCTTTGTGGACAGTTTAGCATTTTCGGCTCCGATATTTTTTCTTTGATCTTTAAGGTGCCGCTGTATCTCTTCGTTCATAAATTCTTCGGTTACGAATTTGGGAATGTTGTCCTTTGAAGTTGTGTGAAAGCAAAAACAAATAGGGCAATCGTACACTCTCAGGTTCCAATAAGTTGCCGCCAATTCAGCCCCTCTCTTGGTGGTATATGACTTCTTGTCGTAGCACATCTTCTTTCTAGACAGCACCGCTACCCTCCAATTCCGCTTTAGCTTTTTCTTCCACTACATGAATGCATTTTGTTTTCCCGTTTTTGGTTAAAATCCTATTAGGCAATGCATATGGCAATTGGCAGCTGAAGCATTTTTTATTCATACATTCTGTGCTGTCGCACGCCAGCGCCGTTTCGTCTGATAGCTTGTTAGTCATTTCCACCCCAATATTTTCTTGAATTTTTTCTCTAATGAATCAGCGGTTGTTTTGCTTGCTTCATAATCCTCATGGTCAGGGCTATCTGGA